GCACCAAGTAATTCATCTTCAACCACAGTTACAGGAACGCCTAGCAAAGTACGAGGAGAACCGTCAGTGATTGCTTCATGAAGCAAATACTGACCATTCTTATCTTTAAGAATATCCAGATATTGATAGAATGATTGACTAGCAACAATTATCTTGTTATAAGCCGGATCTAAATCAACATTCAAAATATGCTTAATGTTATCTACTGATTCACCAGAGACTGCCTTAGCAGTGAATGACTTCAATACAGAAGCAATTGCAAAATTAGTAGTATTGATCTTTTGTTCATTAATGTTCCGTGCAACTAAAGAAGTTAAATCAATAGTTGAGTCATCAATTGATTCTTGTGAAAGTGGAATAGCACCACGATAAGTATTAACTTTCCAATCAACTTCTTCAAACTGTGGCTTAGCTAAATCAGGATTCTTCTTCAATTCATCTACTGAGTTCATTCGATCGGTAGCACGCTTTAAAATAGGATACTTACCAGAAGCAGTAGTAGCTTGGAATTGAGTAACTAAATTAAGTAAATTCGTTACTGACTTAACTTCATTTTCCGGATTATAAAGAATTGATTCCGGGATAGTAGGTGCAACGTCAGGTGAAGTAATTCCTGTCACACCATCAGCGTCACGGGTTTCTTGATGCAAGAAAGCATTGAAAGTCCGCTTTTCTTCATCTACCGTTTCTGAATTGTGCTTTCCCTTATTGTGGCCACCTTCTGGTGCAGGAGTCCCTTCTGCAGCCTTCTTATAAGTTGCAATTGTATCTTCTAAACTACGAATTTCATCATTAATTTCATCAATTTCAGAACGTAAATCCTTAGCCTTCTTTAAATCTTCATCAGTTGCTTCTTCATTTGAAAGTAATTGACGCATTTCTTTTGTCTTATTGTCAATCAGTGATCGCTTATCATTCTTTTTAGCGAGTAGTTCATTAATCTTTTCTTTAAACATTTAATCTCCTCCTTCAAGAGAATCTAAGAGTATTTGTCGTTTCAGGTCACGTAACATCTTTTTACGTTCCTGTTGAATAGCTTCTTTTTCATGATCAGTCTGCATACGTTTAACCATATCAATTGAACGTTGACCAACGGTGGCTTCCGTATCAGGATAAGCAGGAGTAGTAACAACAGATACATCATAAAGATGATCAATTTGCCGAATGGTTCGTTCATAGTCAACACCATCACGAGTTGATTCTTGCCACTCTTGTGCATCGTCATTATCAGCTACTGTAAATGCAAAACTACATTGATTAATTACGCCAGCCTTAATATTAGCAATCAAATCACGTGCAAAAGTTGTATCAGTAGGCTTAACACTAAACTTCAAACCAACTTTATCTGGAGTGAGAGTTAAGTTAACTCCTGATCGTCCTAACACTTGATTCTGATCATGATTAATCGTAGCCACAACGTTGGACATGTCGGTATTACTTAATGCTCCTGGAGCAATATGCTCTCTGAAACGAACAAAGCCGCCCAAAATCTCGGACGGCTTATCATATTTAAGTGCATATCCTTCAATAACTGGTTCATTGTTGTCATTAGTTGTTGACCTCATCTGAATTGGCATCGTCACTTGACGGGTTTCCAAATCGCTTGTCACCATGGTTCTCACCTCCCTTCTGTGTTTGCTACTTTTGATACTCTTCTTTTTTATCTAAGAAAACAGTATTCAAAGTAGATTGGAAACGATCTAAATCTTGATTACTAGATTTAACCAATCCCATTAATACTCGTCCCTCGTTTGGAGTAATCATGTTATTAGTTATCCCTTTTTGAACATCATCCATCTTCATTCCCGTTTCCTTACGAGTATCGAATTCAACATGGCAATTATGCCGTTGACGATTGGTAAGCATTGTCATTTCAATTTCACTAGAAATTGGCTTGAAATAATAAGGCAAGTCAGAGGTAATAAAATCCTCGTTTAACTGTTTAATTGACTGGTTAGGACTATTCACCGCTAACTTATAAGCCGGAATATGAAGGGCTTTAGCAATCTGCGAAGTTGAATAATTATTACTATTAATTAACTGCAAAACATTTGTATCAACTTCAATCGGCGAATAATCAATCGTGTCATCAGTAACAATAGGGCTTCCTGCATCACTACCACGTTGGGCATATTCAAAATCTTGACGAATTTTGCGCCGACCTTCTTTATTAAGTTTCCCTTTAGCTTTTAACAAGCCACCTTTAAGACCAGACTTAAAGAAACGGCGTAATGTCTTAATTCCATCTTCTTGAAGACCAATTTCATCCCCTAAAGAAAGCAATGGTGAACGACCATGAATACCATCGTAAGTAAAAAACATAAAATGAATTACATCATGGGCTGAACAAACAATTGTTTTTGTCTGTCCTTTTACATTAATTGGGGTGAATTCGTATTTGATATTTTGTAAATCCGAATCATCAATATAAGTTTGCGAAGTTGGGAAATATTGTAAATCCAACGGCTTTTTAGTAATTGGATCCCTAATAATTCTAGTAAAACCATCTCCTGTTAAGATGGCATTGACCGTCATAATAAATCGCCAGTGATAAGCTGAAAGCATATCGTTAGGATGTTTATTCAACAAATAATCTACTTCTTTAATATTTTTTACTTCATTTTTATCATCATCTAAAACCACAATTGGAAATCTAGCCACGTTACTAGCAACGTGTGACACTGCAGTTAAAACATCTGAGTTTTTCAAGGCTCCAATTCCAACATATGTTCCTAAATTGCTATAACCTGGAATAATTCCTTGATCAATATAATCTATTGCCCAATCGCGCTTCTCGGTGGTATGAAATAGCATTTATTTCACCCCCTTTCCCAGGAGAAGTAGGAAAGAACAAATAATTCAATTGAAATTACTAACATTCCTATTGGTAAGGAAAATAAAAAGCCTGTAACTGCTAAACAGATACAAGCTAATAAAAATAGAAGAATTGGCTCATTTAATTTCCAGAATTTCATTTTTGAACTCCATTAATAAAGTCTATTGCTTCTTTGGTCAATGCTAATGGATGAGCATACTCACCATCAGAACAATCATTAATAATTCCACCTTTTAATAGATATTTTAAGTCATCCTTAGTAATAAAATTGGCCCAGGTATATTCTCCTACTTCTTGGTTAATTTGCTCAATATCATGATAAAATTTTCCTTTTTCAGAAACCAAAGTCATCATTAAACACATCCTCATCTGTTAAATAATCATCAATATTTTCACGGAAACAAATTGCATATGCGTCTAGCAATGCATCAGCAGCATCAATCTTATTTGAATAACGGTTCTTATCAATCCGGACACCATTGTTATCTGATTTAAGGATCGCATTAGCCATTGCACCAGTTAAAATCTCATTACCAGAATGTCGAACTCGCTTATCTAAAATATCATCCCTAAATTGCTTGGTTGGCATTGAAAGAGTTAATGTCCCTTGCCGAACAGATATTTGTTGCCATTCTGGGTGACCTTTTTCAATCTGAGTTAACAAAGTTCCATATTGTGCCGGGTCATAACAAATTGCCTGAACATCAAGATTATGTTCTCTAACAAATCCATCCAGCCACTCATATACCCGTTCAACATCAATAACTCCGGATTCAAGCTTTGTAATTTCACATTGGCCCATCTCTTGTAACCGAACATAATCTAACCGGTCTGCTTTAATCTTTGCTTCCAAGCCATATTTAGTACCGACAAACGCATAAGAATCAGCATACCAATAACCCTCTTGAGGAATTAGCCAACTAATCGCATAAAGGTCAGATGATTTACCAACGTCAATCCCAAACCAAACCCGTTGTCCATCAATGTCAATTGGATCAATTTGCGCTGCATTCCAAGTATCAATATCCATATAACTATCTTCTTCTGCTTGCCGCCACATGTTGTAGTTTTTAACTAAAACAGAATTCTTAGTTCCTTTTTGCTTAGCTTCTTTCCATCGTTTAGCTAAATATCCATAAACCTGATCTTGTAGTTCAGGTACGCTAAGAATTGGATTAGATTTAATCCAAGTGCTTTTATCATCAATTTCTGATACATCATCTTGCTCTGCAATATAAGCAAAATAAGTATCATCAGTAATTTCACCTTTTAATATTTTAGTAGCGTAAGGATATTCAATAGTATGCATTGGAACATTTAAATCAAAACCAGCAGTAGAAATAATCATAATTAATGAATTGTGAAGCAACGCCTGCCCAGATTCTAGTAATTCCATCATTTCGGTAGTTTTACTTGCAGCATATTCATCTAGGATTCCGACATGTGGTTCAAAACCATCAACCGTTCCTGTTTCTTTAGATAGTGAGCGAACATAGGAATAATCATCGAGATTACTAATCAAGTCACGAGTAACCTTAGTTCCCCGTTTGGTGTCACCATCACGAGAACGTAAAGCGTTGAGACGCTTCTTAATCATATTGAAAACGATATTTGCTTGCTTTTTATCATTGGCCGTAC